ATGAAACTCAACAAATCTACTGTTGATGCTATTCCATTGACAGAAAAAGGTCAAAAAATATATAGAGACTCAGAGCTCATTGGTTTTGCTGTTCGGGTAACCAATAAAAGCAAAACATATATCGTTGAACGTCGACATGAAGGTGAGTTATTTCGGGTGACGATTGGCAAGACTACTGATATACCTGCTACAAATGCTCGAGCAAAAGCTCAGATGATTCTTGCGAAAATTTCAAACAACGAATATGAAAAACCAACCAGATTAAAAAGTGTTTCTAATCCTTTAGACATTACAGTGAATGAAGCGCTTCAAATTTATATTGAAAAAAATGACTTTAGACCAAAAACCATAAAGCAGTACAACAAATACTTTGATCTTTATTTAGGGTGGGGCAATAGAAAGCTTTTTCAGATTACCAAACAGGAAGTATTAGATCGTTTTATAGAGGTATCAAATATAAGTGAATCATCTGCAAATGGATCCGTATCTCTTTTGGGTACCTTGTGGAAGTACATCCATGTCCTTTATTCAACTGATGAAAACCCAATTCTTAAAACCAATCCTGTAGATATCATTTCCGTAACTAGAGGTTGGAACAAGATTGGCAGTAGAGATAGGCATCTTCACAAAGACATTATTCACAAATATTACAACGCAGTACTCAACTATGAAGATGAGGTGAATCTTGAAAATACAGCAAGATCAAATACACACAGAGATATTGTATTGATGTGCATGTATACGGGATGCCGTAAACAAGAGGCATGTTGTTTAAAGTGGAGTGATGTAAATATTAAAAATGGCACCTTAACTTTTAGAGATACCAAAAACGGTACAGATCATACTTTCCCAATTGGTGATCATTTACATAGTATTTTGCGAGAACGCTGGTTATTAAGAGAAAACGATTGGGTGTTCCCAGCTACAAAGATGCCTACCTCTTGGAATATGCATGCTACAAAAGTGGATACACTATTAAATAGAGTTGGTGAGCAGGTTGACTATTACGTATCAATGCATGATTTCCGTCGTACATTTGCCTCTATATGCAATCTATTAAGATTTAATATCTATGTGACAAAAAGACTTCTTAATCACACTGCTCGTCCAAGGGTCGACGTTACAGGTGGATATGTTCAAATTCCTGATGAGGAATTAAAAGCATCGATGAATATGATTGAGGCGGTTTACCAAGGGAAAATTGATTGCTTTAACTATCAATCAGTTTGGGCGGAAAGGTTAAAAGAAATAAAGGCGGTATAACCGCCTTATATCGTTGCTAGTTGTGCTGTGTTCAGCACAGTCTTGCTTTGTTCATACTTTAATACATCTTTCTTTTTATATGAGACACGTCTTCCAATTTTAGAAAATGGCATAGATGATTGATCGCACCGCATTCTAGCTAATGTCCATGGCGAACAATCCAGATAAAGAGCCACAACTTCTTGGGGAAAGTTTTGTTCTTCATTTGCCTTGATGAAGCGATCTAAATATTCCTGCTGTTCTGCACCTGATAGATTTCTCAAATCTTTTAGCATTTACCTCCTCCTTACTTTCTCCAAGTCGCTTCTTTAAATTTCGCCTCATCAACTAAGCTATCGATTTGAGACGGATTCACATTGTCGTAGTAATGGTTCATCAAGTTGCCGAACACAATTAGGGTTCGAGCTGAGGATGAGTAACGGAAGCTCATATAAATTCCTCCATGGCTTCAAAAGCCTGTTTACGGGCTGAACCCTGATTCTTGAGTAAAGAGATATGAGCATCCTTAATCAGCTCATTGCTCTGCATAACACGTTGTTTGGCGTGGAGGGCAGAGGTCGCTTCAATACGACCTCTTAGAGTGCCGTTGCCATGTAATTTGGCAACATACCTAAAGATATAGGTACTTAAGCGCTCCATCCCTCCATGTCCTTTTTTGCGGTGCAGGCATTAAGTATGTTCTGCTCGTATTTGGTCCCTTTGAAATAATTGGCAGAGTAGTCCAAATCATTAGGTGACTGAGCGGCTTCGATGTGTTTAAGCGCTATTTGATATTCGCTTTCTAAAGTCTTTTCTTGCTGTTCAATCAGTCGCTGCTCATTTGCTTGCTGAGCTTGTTGTGTCTGCTGAATGATTTTTTTAATACCTTCACAGGTCTCTTCAAACACTTGTTGTTTCACATCATGCAAGCTATTAAGGCTCCGCTTTTGACAGAACTTTTCAATATCAATGCCAGCCTGCAGCATTAAATGCTCAAGCTCTATAAACTGGTTTCCAGTGATACATGCATTAGCTGATCCTGAGAGTAGCCACTGTTTTAATAAAACGCCGTCATGCTCACCCAATTGACGAGGATCTAAGAAGAGGCGGGAGCGGTCCTTAGTTGCTATAGCAATATTGTCATGAGTTAGATCTAAAACAGTCGTAAACTCATATTCGATACCATCACGCTGTTCTGCCTTCATTCCAACTTTTTCAACTTTCTTTTTGCCGTTGTCGTTGGTTTGAATCGTTTCCATTTTTGAGCGCATGGTTACAATGATATTTATGCTTGACTGCAACATTGCATCAATGAATTTTCGATGGCGTGGAGTTACCTGACTCCATGCGCCCCAAGAATTACCTTTGAATGTGGTAGAAGCTAATTGATCAACAATTTCTAAGCATCCACCTACGCCAGACCATTCATGTGTAATGCTGTCTAAAATTAAAGTATCGAAGTTAGCCTTTTCAGCAGCTTTAATAACTTCAATAAACTTTTCAGGTGTGTAAGGTGGTTGAATATTCGCATGTTCAAATTCCACCAAGTCTTCATAAAGCTCTGCGCTACTGTTTTCAGTATCTGCAACAGCAATACGACCACCAATGCCTTTAGCAAGAACTAACGCCGTGAAGGTTTTGCCCGAACCAGTTGGACCTGCGATTGCTAAGCGTAGTTTTGCGTTTTTACGTTCTGCTTTTTTAAAGAAAACTGACATATTCAAAATCTCCTATCGACTGCCCGTAAAGCCGCGCTTGTTCTTATAAGCTTTGCGGTCATATGAAGGGATGTTGCTAAGTTGTAAGGCAACTGCTAATGCTTTTTTACGCTGAAAGCTAATCTCATTCATTAAGGATGCGTAAACCTTAGGGCGCTTTGCTTTAAACTCTTCAACATTTAAAGGAGTCTTCACTTCACCTTTTACGGTGTACAGAACACTGCCATTTGCATTAGCTGCATATACAGTCCAGCCAATACGCACAGAGTAGAGGCCAGTTAAACGGTCAAGGCCTATAAAGCTTTTGATACCGTCTGGATGTGGTTTGAATTGAGTATTCATAATTAAGCTGCTCCCTTTGGTTCTTCATAGATCCAAACTTTAGGATTGCTATCAAACTTTGCAGAAAATACATCTGTACCTTTAGTGCGAATAATTACACCTAGATCATAGGCACACTGTTTTTCAGTAATTTGGTGGCCTTTAGCCGCCATACGACTTACAACTTGCCATGTGTACGGTTGCTTGCCTTCTTTATTAATTTCAATAACAGTTTGCAAAACTGCTTGTTGGCGTTCAGATAGGTTTAATGCTGAGTTAGTCATGATCAGCCTCCCATCATCCAAGATGCTGCTGTTACAGCAATCATCCAAAGGATGAATGAAAGGGCAATGAATTTAAGGAAGTCGATGACGTTCGCTTTAATAGTGGCGAAACGAGAAGGGCGCTGTTCTTCAAGAGTAGGGTGTTGAAATAGGCGTGATGTGGTTTGACTAGGAATAGGGTTTTGTTTCATACTTACCTCGCGTTATGCAAAAGCACCCATGAGTTCGAAGGCAGGGGTGCTTTTTTGTTGTTAACGAGATAAATATTACCAAAAAGGTAATAATATGCAAGTGAATATTACTTTTTTTGGATGATATAAGGAAAATAAATTATCTGAACTATTGGTTCTCTACCAAAAAGTTAGTGAAAACATTCATGAAATCTCCTTGATTATGTATTTGTAAACCAAGGGAGCAATCATGACAAAAGAGAAGCTTCCCTTTATATTTTTCCGAATTGGTTAGGATAATTTTAGAAATATAGTATTTTTCAGCTTGAATATATTGCTCAAAATGATTTTGAAGATCATTTGAAGATTTCAATGTTAAAGTAGCAATTGTAGATGAATTCAGCTGAATATCTTTTACTTCAATAGTTGATGCTATAAATTTTGAATCAATACTCCTATTTAAATATTCATAGAGTTTAAATGGGTTTAACTCTAGGCTATTAATAATTATTTTATTGTTAAGTTTTTGGGAAATAAAATTTTTAAAGAAAGTTATATTTCGATTTGGATTCTCTAATAAGAGAAAAAAACTATTTTTTTTCTCAAAAATATAGAAAATAAAATCATCAGTCTTTAACTGCTCAATAGTATGTTCATTAAAGTCTTTATCGAGATAAGTAGTCTCTAATATTTTCCTTTCATAGAAATTAAATTTATAACTATGATTCTCTTTTTTTATAAATTTAATACCATAAAAATCATCATTATTTGAGGATAATAATGAACATACTTCTTCTATGTCATAGCTAAATTTTACCAAATAAAACTTAAACTTATCCATTTTAAGTACCTTTATATGTTCAAAATCATACTTTCGTAAAGGGGGAATGCTATTTTATGAAGCTTTAACTCCATTTGAATTTTTTCATTTCCTTTCCATTTCTGATGAGTTTTTTGGGCCGCACCGGTGGTTTTATCATACTTATAGTATTTATTAGCTTCAAATATGAAAGTCTTTCTAATATCGGGTTTATCGAAACTAGCAGAAAATTCATATGTTCTCGGCTCACTAGAAGTTTCTCGAACTTTCCATCTAATATGACTTATAAAATAACCTTGATCAGTAAATTTTTTAAAAAATTCACTTGTAAGTAAAGATGTTCCTGAAAGTAAAGCAGATTTGATATCGCTACTATCAATTTTTTTACTTACAGGTGAAGAGATTTCTTGATTTTCATCATCTTCAAGCAATTCATCCAATGACCCGAGTCCTTCTTCAATATCGATTTCTTCGGTCTCATTTGAGTTAAATTTATTAAATTTAATTTTAATTACATCATCACGGATATAATTTTTATCTAGTTCAATAAAACTTAAGAAAAAATTATTTATTAAATTGTTGTCATAAATATTCGAGAAATCTATTAGTTTTGGTTCTATTTTAGTTTTATTATTTTTTTCTAATTCATGCATAAGTTTTTGCATGACAGTTTCTGTACCTTCACCAACTGAATTGATAATAGTAGCTTCGTTACCTTCAATTTTTATATTAATTTTTTCATCTTTACTCTTTCTCTGAATTAATCGAGTATTATTTTTCTCGATGATCTCATTTGAATAATCAATTTCAATATGGTTTTTTGTTGTATTTACAGAGAAGTTTTTATTTGGGTAAAAACTTTCCAATTCTCCTAATGTTTTTTCAAGGGCTTCTTTACTATCAAATTTAATAGTTTGAGCAGTAACTTTTTGTTGATTTTCTGATGATTCTGCTAAACTCAATATGTCTTCGATGAGATGCCAATCTATAGTTAAAGATGCGATTAGTTCGGCAAGATATTCTCGGCTATCTTCTTCTGAGCAAATGATGCCTCTTTCGCGAAGATAACTTAACATTTTTGATTTAGAAACACGTTGTTTTTGAGATTCTAGCATATCTATAATCTCACGATCTGAAACGACTAAACTATCAAAACTTAAATATGACATTAATTGTCTCCTAGCCCAATAATATTAGCTTTATAGGTTGCCGAGTTATCTATATGAGTTAATGCAGCTACATTAATATTTTCGATACAGGTTTTTATATCTGTTGAAGAGTCATTTTCTAAGTTTATGAATCTATTGATATAGTTATCTTTACTACTTTTAAATCTAAATGCCGAGTTCTCATAACACTCATGAAAGAAATACAATGTTATTTTATTGTCTGTACATTCTAAAAAGCCATTATGTCTTAAAGAATCCAATAGGTACTGAAATTCATTTTCTGTTTCACCTTTACCTCTATAGAATATTTTAAGATTATCAATCTTTGATTTTTTTGAACTTTTAATAATAATAAAATTAGAGAGTAAAACTTCTATAGTTGCTACTTTTTGAAATTGATCAATAGCTTTATATGTTCGTTGATCATAGAAGAAAGCATAATCATTCTTTAACTCATTATCAGACTTCAATTGTACAATTTCTGCACTTATATCTGCGAGCCAAGCAATGTCTTTTGGATCAAAAACAAAGATTTTCTTTCCTTTAGGGATATTTATTTCTTTGGTTTTAAGAGATGCCAGTTTTGAAGTTAACTCAATTTTTGCATCTTGGTCATGATTATATAAAAATAAGAAACCATGAATTTCATAACTTTTTCCTTTTATTAAGTATTTATCTTTCCAGTCTTGACTTATTTCTGCACAATCAATTTGTTTTGCTAAACTGTCAAGTATAGGTTCTAACTTAACATTTTTAACGGAATTGGTACCATAACTTTTTAAATCTGTATGAATATATATATTTTTAGATGAATAAGGATCTGGATAATAAAATACAATATCCGCAGGATGTGTTTTCACTTGTTCTTTATTATGCTCTTTTAACTTTTCACATGCCCAATTTAAATTAAGCCCACCTGTCGTATTCCACCCAAAGTTTTTAAAAATTTTTTTAGATAGTAATTCTGGAATAGTACTAATATTTTCTACTTCGCTCACTTTTATACCTCTACTTTAAGATTAATTTAAACGTCCCTATACAAACCAACGACTTTTCCAACCAATTTGCATCCTTCGCGGAGTGGTATGATCTTCTCATGCCATTTAGGGTTTAAGGGTTCTAAATACATACCGTTGCTTTCTACAATCAATTTCTTGAAAGTTGCTTCTGTTTCCCCGTCGCATGCAACGATAACCAAATCACCTGTTTTTAAATCACTTATTTGAAAGTCAGGATTTACATATATTTTGTCACTTGGTCTAAAATCTGGAGACATAGATTCTCCAACTACTATCAAACCATAACCGTTTTTGCCACACTTAGGATTTGGTGGTAGCCATTCCTTAAATTGTGTTCCCATTGGAACGGATTCTGCAGTAGTCCATGTTCCTGCTTGGACCCAAGAAATTACAGGGACCAAACGTCCAGCTATAGGAAATGGTTCGGTAATATTATTATCTAAATTTATTGATTCAATATCTTCATGAACTTGATCTAGCCAACCATGAGGCTTGTTAAAAGCTTCTTCAATTTCACGGGCGACTTTATTCCCAATTCCTTTAATTGGATTTGTGCCAGCAAATTGGCTAGTTTGTGACTGACCCTTATTAATTTTTTCAGCAAAATTAGATACACCGCCAATTTCTTCAACTAGGAAGCGTGTGTTTTTATATCTGATGGTTTTGCTGTCCATATAAAACTCAACTATTTATAAATGAAATCACTAATACAGTGATTTTTTTAACTTTTATAAAGTTTACGATTATCACCAAAAAGGTAAACAAGAAAAAAGGTTGTATTTGCATTACCTAAAAGGTAATATTTAGTCTGATTAATGAGGATCAATCTATGAAGTTTCGTGATTTCATCCTGAATATGACTCCAGATGAACTAAATCAATATGCAAAAGCTGCTGGTACAACAACTGGTTATCTAAAGACCCATCTTTTGTATGGCTATAAAGAACCACGTAGGAACTTACGTAAAGCTTTAGCTGAACATAGTGATGGTAAGGTTTCGGAGCAAGAAGTATTACAACATTTCGGGTTGTATCCCACTTCAAATTTATTAAACCAAAATGGTAATGAAGTAGCTCGGACTTAGATTTAATAGGCAAGGGAGCTGCTCTTTTCATGAGAACCGATGAAATGAATGAAGCAAGAGAGTTGGGCTTTCTAGGTGGAAAGCTCGACAACCCTGTAACGGTCAAATTTAACGACTTGACTGATGAGTCCATCGAAGGTGTGGCAAATGCCAGCGACATGACGAAAGCAGACTGGATACGAGAAGCTTGCATAGAAAAACTCTTGGTGGAGAGACGCAAGTTCAATCGTATGCGAAAGGTGTGGGGGCATCCTAAGGAAACAAGAGATGCCAGAGGATGTCATGAGAATACCGAGTCAAATTTAGAGCATTAAAAAAGCCTGATCTCGTACATCAGGCTTCTAGGCATTCAATTGAGGTGAATCAAATGAACACAAACAATTTATCAGAACAACCAATCGAACTCAACTCAGAAGAATTTGTAGTCGGTGACATGGTAGTTGTTAATGAGTTGGAACATAAAGAAATTTTTGAAGTGTTTGGGTTTTACTACAGCACACCTAAACGACTTTTTGTGAAGTCAGTGTGCGGTAAGCAATTAGCTCTACCAGTTCAATTCTTTAGATCGGCATCAATTGCTGAGTTAGAAGCAAAACGTCGTTTTACTCTAGAAGAATTAGCACGGGCGGAGGTGTCATGAATCAACAATTTAAACACCTTCCAGAACATAAGCAGAGAGAAGGTATTCAGTCATGGTATGAGCCAGCTCTTAATCTCCTAAACAAAATGCTTGAACGAAATAAAGCAAATCTCCGCAAGCGTGGATACAACGAAAAGAATGCAGCCATTACGCGCGAAGAGTTTAGACAAGAACTCGCTCGCCGTGGTCGCATTACTTTGTATTTGGCTGGAGAAATTGAAACGAGTTTGTATAAGGCTCAAAAGATTGAATACATGGGCGGTTATGTAAAGCCTAAGGCTGGTGAGTTATGAGTCTAGATAGCACTGAACGTGATGAAAGAATCTATTGTGATATTTGTCATACAAGAGAGATCTTTTATCCGATTTATCGGTTGAGTTCCCGAATTTGTTTATGTGTCGAGTGTGCTCGTGAAGTCGCAAATCTATATGTGTATGACTTCGAATGCCGTTGGATTGATCATGATTACGCAGCTAAATACGGGGAAACCACCAAGCCAAAATCTCGAAAAACGCTTCCTAAGAAACTCAGACAAAGTGTTTTTGAAAGAGATAATTTTACTTGCCTATATTGCGAAAGCACTTCAGATCTAACAATAGATCATATTGTGCCGGTCTCTCGTGGTGGTGGAGATGAGGTGGAAAATCTACAGACCTTATGCCGAGTGTGCAATGCAAGAAAAGGGACAAATCTTGAAATGGAGAGGACGAAAGCATGAGTAAGTTCGTACCTAATTCATTTATGGTTGCCAATGCATTTGTTGATGAAGCAATGAATAAGATTAGTGATGCTTCAGTCAAGATTTATTTATTGATTGTAAGAAAGACGCGTGGCTGGACAAAAGAGAGTGATGCGCTTTCTCTGACACAATTAGAGGACCTGTCATTAAAGAGCCGACCAACAGTCGTTAAATGCCTTAATGAGTTAGTCAAAGTGGGGTTGATCAAGAAGCACCACCAATCTAAATATGGCAATGTCTATTCACTGATTGATCATTACAACATTGGTGAGCTTATCAAATTCCCTAGTAAAAAAATTTTACTAGTTCAAGAATTCATACCTTTTAAAAATGAGCTAGTTAAAAATTTTAACTACCCGAAAAATGCATATCAGAGTAGTGAAAAGGTAGGGGAAATCCATCTGAATTTTCCTAGTAAAAATTCTTTACTAGTTAAAAGTTTTAACCAGACTAGTAAAATTTTTTTACCGCAACTAGTAAAAATTTTTAACACACAAAGTAACACTATCAAAAAACACTCTCAAAATAAAAAAAAGAGTTGGTTGGTTTTGAAAGATTTAAAGAATCAAATAGTTTCGGCAAGTGATTCGATATCAGCTGAATCAATCCTCAAGGCGAAATGGTTTAAACGAGAGTTGGATGCTTTTGAAAATTTCAATGCAGAAAAAAATCATTCACCTGAATTCAAGATTTATCTCTTTGCTGATTGGTTGCTGAATGCTTTAGCAAAATACCAAGCACGTGAACAATCTAAAAAACCAAATTCTGGAACACAGGTTCGAGTCCCGCAGGGAGAATCAAACACTCTTAGTTCAAAACAGATTTACTCATTTGCTCAAAAACTTTCTGTACATCCTGAGTTTGCAAGCAAATACGCTGAAGGTAACGAGAGCTATGAACAACTTGCTGCACGTGTCGCAGTGAAACTTGCAGATCCTGAGCAACAGCAAAAATTGATGCCATACCTAATTCAAGTTGGTTTCACTGCAAAGGGGGCTGCATGACATCGATGAGCCTTGCTGATTACAAGCGTCTTTATGCGAAACCACGTAGCAAACCTAAGCGCCGTGTTTCAGTTAAAAAAGAACGAGTTGTAAGTGAAGGCGAGGCAACGCTTGTACAGCACTTAAAAACACACAAGATTGGATTTGAACAGGAATACAAATTCCATCCAACACGCAAATGGAGAGCAGATTTTCTGATTACAAATACAAAGATTCTGGTTGAGGTCGAAGGCGGGATCTGGAGCGGAGGCCGCCATACTAGAAGTAAAGGCTATTTAGGAGATATGGAGAAATATAACTCGGCAGCAATGATGGGTTTTACAGTTTTACGGTTCAGTACAGAGCAAGTGAAGTCAGGTTTAGCGGTTCAGCAGATAGAGAAAATGGTTGGGGGAAATCGTACTAATGATCGATAAGAAGCATGTTATGCAAACTATGGATTGGTCTAAATATGATCTTCCAGGGTGGTTAGAGCAATTTGGAGCATGGCAGGCCTACAAGAGGTAAAGGCTACATAGCAGATATGGAAAAATATAACTCAGCCACAGAGTTGGGTTATTCAGTGTTTAGATATAGCACTGAGCAAGTGAAAAGCGGTAGAGCGATTGAAGAAATTAGACGGTTAATAGGGTGAGTTTATGACAGCAACAGCAAAATTTGAGAAACATCGAAAAGAGACTATAGTTCACGATTTACGCCGTTTATTATTTACTCCAAGTCACTCAAAGGTCGATTTTACATTGCTCGACTTAGCACAAAAAACAATGGATGGATTTAAGGACGGTGTAGGTGGACCATCAACATTCGGAAGTAAGGCTAATAGTGCTGCTCTAATGATGCAGGATATGAGACCAGAAGTTTATTCAATGTTGTGGGCATTAGTTCGTTCAATCAATCCTACTGATCGTCACTTTGCATTACTTCATAATCTACTAACTTCTGAAATTCGCTTAAAGTTTAAAGAGGATGGTTTTAAAACCAAACAGATAACAACTAAAGAAGCTGCAAAAGGTGTTGCCCGTTCAGCGCTTATTCAATTTTTATTTAAACGAGGTATGTGCACCAAATGTAATGGAAAAGGGTTTGTATTTTCAAAAACTGATAAAAAGCATGTTGAGTGCAGTAAATGCGAAGGGAAAAAAGAAAATGCTTACAATCAATCAGAGCGACATCGAATTTCTTGTATGAACATTGATAGAAAAGCTTATTTAAGAACTTATGATAAATACGAAAAAGTAGCATTAGATATTTTAGGGGATTGGAGAATTGATCTTGATGCTCACTTAAGAGTATATTTTCACTATGTAGCTGAAGAATATAATTTATGATTGCATAGTCCCAAAATAAAGGGTATATTTTTCTATACTGGTCGTATTACGGTTTATCCGAGACCAAGCTGTTATTGATTTCCATGCCCACTTTTACTCTGAATTAAGTGGGTATTTTTTTGCATAAATAATAATGAGGCTTACATGGAAAATCGTTGGCATTCTGATCAAGAAAACAATAATTTATAAATCTTTCGATAATATTATCAGTCCATTATGTTCACTGAAACCATTATTTTTATAAAAAGTCTCTGATTTATAACCTTTTTGTGTATTAAGTAATATTGCATTTAATCCATCATTTAGACAATATTTTTCGATTTCAGTCATGAATTTCTTGCCAAAACCTTTTCCTTGAAAAGCAGGATGGATAAAAAATTCATCAATATAATATTCTATTCCCATTGGCCAAGGCTTTTGGAAACCAATACAAACACCTATTATTTGTTCATTAATTTTCATAATAAAACCTTTGAAAAAATTATTTTGAAGATGTGTTCGAATAAAGGTTTTTATCGGTTGGCTAGAATCCCACTCTTCTGACCATGGCTTTTCTTTGTAAGTTAATATATATAGTTCAGCACATTCATCAACATCTGATGAAGTCAACAATGAATAAGAAATCATAAAAATTTGTCATAAACTTAGATAGCTATATTAAATATTAATTCTTCTTTAATTTAAACTTTAATTTGAGGAGGCTATGTTGCACTAACCTAGTAGAGAACTGGATTGTAAAGTGATTTTTACATAGATTTAATTGCAAGCGATTAAGTAGCAACCAATAAAAGACCTTCTGCCGACACGTTTGGGAATATTCAGATTTCTTTACAGTGAGAGAGTGTCGGAAGTGGGGGGAGGGTGGTTCAGGCTTAGTTCGCTATGCACACTTTTTCTTATTTAATAACAGTATCTTGCGTTTTTGTGTGCCCCCATTTAACTTTTTAGATGGTGTGTAATTTAATCTCACTTATTTTATATATGGCGCTTACAAATGCTAAAAAGAGAAACTCTTAAACTATTACGCACCAAACAGGGAGAAACTACAACACTTTCTCAATGTGTAGTTGGTAATGGCAATATCAACAGCAAGGATATTAAAACCCCGATAGAAGCTGGTGATAAGTTGATTAGGTTACTACCGAGTGGTATTGAAGAGATTTATTTGGTAATTGATGTTGTTGCGTTTACCAATGTATTGCCTCATTACGAAATTAAAGTCAAAAAAGTTTGAACATGATTATAAAAACCCCTCCCGAGGGGTTTTTTAATGTTTATGTTTTTACTTGCCGGACGTATTACGGCGCAAAAGAGCCCCGCTAAATATCGATTGTTGGCGGGGCTTTTTATTTCATTGTTAAGTAAAAATAAACTGTCCTATAAATTATTAAAAAGTAATAAAAATTTGTTTACTGCTGTAAATATAACTGTTATACAAGATGATTATTAAGGGGATTCAAATGACAATTATCACATTACGAGATGTTGAGACAAATGAGAGGATAATTGTAAGGTCCGTAATCGATCCAGTAGCAAGAAAAGATAAAAAGGGAAACATACAAATTATTCAACTTCATAAGTGGTTATATGATGAATCTGATGATTTTGTTGATGAAGAGTTCTATGGTGCGCTCAACAGTGGAAAAGTTGGAATGTATGTCAGTTTGCAGTATGTGATTATGAAAATTGAAAACTAAGTAGCTTTTTTATTTTTTAGTTAGTCTTTGATCGTAACTCTGCTAATAGCCTGTCCACTATGTCACATAAGAACCTACTCGATATCAATTTTCAGTGGGTTTTTTCATGATCAGAATAATTTTCTAAAACTAAAAATATTTTATCTGACTAATAAGAAGTCAAAACTATCATCACTCGAAATGTATAAGTATTAAATAGTTATGTTTTAAATGTTTGAATTATTCAATTTTTTATTAAATTCATATTGATAGTGTATGAAAATTATGCAATTATGCGCCGATAAATATGTTCATACATATTTTATATTTCAGGTTTAAGTGTATTTTTCGCTAAGCTCATTTCTTTTAGAGAAGAAGAAATGGGCTTTTTCTTATTTAAGAAAAGCTTAAATTTTGAGACAGAAACTAAATGGTGATGTACACAATTAGATACGTTCATCGTAATAATATTAATTATGTCGCTTCAAATATTGATAGACATTTAATTATTCTAAAATCGATTGACTCAGAATTTAGGATGGGTCATCAAATTTCTTATGATGGTAAAAAAATATTTAACTTTACTTTGAATGAAGAAACTGATGCAGTAATTGAATTTGAGGGGAATGAAAAAAAAGTATATGAATATCTTCTTTCAATTTAATAAACTGCTTCCGCTATGGTAAGTATTTCTATAAAATTTAAAGGTTGCCTTAAACAACAATTAGCCTTATAGATCAGCGCAAAAATGAGATAAGGGAAAGCTTACTGATTCAGTAGGCTTTTTTTTATTTATTAATGAGTTAAAAAATAGAAAAAATAATTGATTAATCTTTGAAATTTAAATTACATTCAAGTACAACTATTTACAATGTGTTGCATTTGTTTGCGTATTGAAACAGAAAATAAAGCATACTTTACATGAGAGCAGTCCTCTTACCACTTCACAAATAAGGATTAGCTTAATGCCACAATATTTAGAGATTGCTGAAAGTGTGTATAGGAAAGTTAAAGAAAATGAGCTCTTTTCAGATAATTCTATTGAAAATCTTAATAATCTGATGACTTTTATTCGTAAAGAAATAGCAGATAGTGTATTTAAACTTAAGTATAACTTTATTGATTTTGAAGAAGCTTTTACAAAGCCTTTAAGTGAATGTAAGGTTAAAATTGATATAAGTCTAATTCCTCATTTTTTACAGGAAGATGAATACGTTTTATGGTTAGCTGGATTTATTGAAAAAATTACAGAAGGTGGACCGAAACCACCTCCGCCAATTAAGAAATTTATTCCAGAGTTTATGAATTTAAAGTCTGAATTAGATTTTTTACCTTTAAGTGAGGAAAAGGTTCAAAACGAAGGTAAAGAGATTACGGATTATTTTAATTCAAGGCTCTATAAATCAACTTTTAAAAAATAATAGTTAGTTGTCTCTGAGTTTAGCCACCGCCTTCGGGCGGTTTTTTTATGGATGTAATATGAAAAATGAAGTGAGCTTTCATGTTCCAGTTCGACCAATGCCTCCAGAATGGATTTTTGAAATAAACACCCCAAACTTTGTGCCTGCACCTGAAATGTGGGAATGGATAAGTCGAGTTTTTCTAGATCCAAAATCTAAATTATTTAACCCTGATCATTTGCACTTACGGTCATTTCGTTGGCCAGATATTGCTGTAATGTGGGCTAAATCTGGTTTTAAAAAGCAAGGTCGTCAGGTCATCGGTACTACTGAAAAAGTCATGATTAATGCAGGTGGCTGGAAGAAAGAACGACAAGAAGAACAGTTCATCCACTGGTTTGAATATGTTCCTGAATATCTCATTACTTTTGATGCTTCATATTCTCGTATTGCGAGTGATGTGAACTTTTGTGCTTTGGTTGAACATGAGCTTTATCACATTGCACATAAGAAAGATGAGTGGGGAACACCAGCATATAACAGAGAAACGGGCATGCCAAAGTTAGCTATACAAGGACACGATGTTGAAGAGTTCACAGGCGTTGTACGTCGATATGGAGCAAGTGAGGATGTTAAAAGAATGGTTGAAGTAGCAAATACGAGACCTGAGATGTCACGCGCTGATGTTCACTACGCATGTGGTACTTGTTATTTGAAGGTGGTTTAAATTTTTTTGCCACTCTACTTGGACGTACTTGGACGGATAGAGAGAAATGGCAAGGCTTAATAAACGGGTAAAACTCTATATAGTACGGTCACTTGCTACCTATGAGACACCCACCGAAACAGCAAGGGGCGTCCAAGAAGAATTTGGTATCGAAGTTACTAAACAGCAATGTGAAGCATACGACCCGACAAAGAAGACAGGGCAGGACTTAAGCGAAGAATTTAAAAAAGAGTTCTACAGAGTCCGTAAGGAAATGAACGACAACCTTAGTGCTATTCCAATCGCTAACATTGCATACCGTCTTAAACGCTTACAACGATTCATTGACCTAGAACAATTCAAAGAAAACCCTGTCATTGTGCCGAGCTTAATGGAACAGGCGGCTAAAGAAGTCGGTGGTCTTTATACGAATCGAAAGGAAATAACTGGCGCTGGTGGTGGACCACTTCAAAGCGAGAACGTAACCCAAGTTGTTGCAACGCCTGAACAGATACGGCAGGTGTTAGATGAACTCAAAGGTAAATACTAAGCTGCTAGAAATGCAGTTGGAGCGTGAGCTCTGTGAGAAAGAACATTTATTCTTTACACGTCGATTTTTCTTACCCCGTATGGGCTTTAAGTTTTCGGTCAATTGGCACCATGAATATATTGCCGACAAGATTGACGAGGTAATTGCTGGCAAGGTTAAAAACCTAGTGATTAACGTTCCACCCGGTAGCGGTAAGACTGAATTACTTACCAATCTGATTGCACGTGGTATAGCGCGTAATGCTCGTTCACGCTTTCTGTATTTGTCATTCTCACAGTCACTTGTTGAGGATGTGTCAGCAACAGCAAGGAACATTGTTAAGTCAGAAGATTTTCAAAACCTGTGGCCAGTAAAGATTTCAACAGCTACGGATGCTAAATCAAACTGGAAAACTACCGTCGAAGGTTATGACGCTGGTCATGTTTATTCTGCTTCTATGGGTGGGCAGGTCACGGGTCGCCGTGCGGGTACATTAGCGGATGAAGGTTTTACCGGTGCAATTATTCTAGATGATCCTTTAAAGCCTGAGGATGCATTTAGTCAGACCGCAAGACGTAAGGCTAACCGTAAGATCTTAAACACGGTCAACTCGCGTAAAGCTAAATCGGACACTCCCATTATTCTGATCATGCAGCGTTTGCATGTTGAGGATCCGACTAACTTTGTGATGACAGGTAATGTACCAGGTGAATGGGAACAGATCAGTATTCCCGCGCTTATCGATGATGAATACATCAATAAGCTACCAGAGCACATACAGCGCAAAATACCGCGAGATGTTGAACGTGATGCGAAAGGTCGACAAAGCTATTGGCCGTTAAAAGAATCTTTACTCTCATTGCTGCAGTTGGAAAAAGGTGGTGAGGATAAAGACGGCGCTACAGTGTCACGTTACACATTTGCTAGCCAATACATGCAAAACCCTAAAAAGCTGGGTGGTGATCTTGTTAAGGCTGAATGGTTCCCACGATATCTAGATCTACCTGTTCTTAAGTGGCGGGCTGTGTGGGCTGATACGGCGCAGAAGGTCAAAAAGCATAATGACTTTTCGGTGTTCTTATGTGCTGGTCTTGGCTATGACAATAATCTTTACATCATTGACGTGAAGCGTGGCAAATGGGAAGCACCTGAGCTATTGAAGGAGGCTAAAGCCTTTATCAATAAGCATAAGGATAGCAACACCAAAATCGGCAAACTGCGCTATATGGCTGTAGAAGATAAGGCGAGTGGTACTGGATTGATTCAATCTATATCTAGAGAAACTACATTACCTATTAGGGCAATTCAGCGCGGAGATGACAAGCTATCGAGGACTATGGACGTCATTCTTTATGTTGAAGACGGCCGAGTCTTTTTGCCTGCTAATGCACCATGGCTATTGAATTACGTTGAAGAAATAGAAGGGCTTACCGCTGATTGGTCACATGATCATGATGACCAGTGGGACCCGACTATTGATGCAATTAATGATTCATTAGCTAAAAAGCCAACTGTATTTGATTAGAGGAAATTATGGCTGAAACTAAAAAGCCCGATGCAATTGGCGATGCAGGGGCGTACACAAACTTTGTCTCAAATATTGGTACAGACCGCGACAAAGCATCACATGGATCATTCGTTAAAAAGGTTATTCCAGATGAGCAATTAGAAGCAGTGTATCAACACTGGTTAGCTAAGCGCATCGTCAACCGCCCAGCAAGTGACATGCTCCGAGCTGGATGGTTCTATGAAGGGATTCAAGATAACGATTTATTGAAGCTTAAAGAGGCGTGTAAAGCTTTTAACTTAGATGGGGTGCTTTTATCTAGTTTAGTTCTTTCTCGCTTATATGGCGTTTGTTATGTGCTTCTAGGAACTGTGGATGGCGGCAACTTAGATCAACCTTTCGATATAAATAAACTAGGTGTTGGTCGTTTGGAGTTTTTCACTGTCTTGAAGAAAAAACAGATAGAAGCCGATACTTCAAAGTACTTACCACCAAATGAAGCAGGCGGACTACTAAAGCAACCTGAATTTTACAAGCTTAAGCTTGATGGAAAGTCTAACCAACGGATCCACCACACTCGCTTAATTAAATTTGGTCATGCAGATGTACTCAATGAAGAGCCAGTGAGTGTCTTACAGGAAGTTTATGAGGATCTGCTAGATCATGCCGCTGTTAAGAAGGCCTCTGCAAGTCTTGTGCATGAATCTAAAATTGACGTGATTAGAACACCCAACTTAGTCGATAAGATTAAAGAGGACATAAAAGGAGTAGCTGAAAGATTTCTTAGTGTCGGATTGCTTAAGGGCTTAAACGGTATGATCGTGCTTGATGCAGAAGAGGAGTATGACTCTAAGACTTATAGCTTTGGCGGTTTGCCGGAACTATTAAGAGAGTATTCCATTCAAGCTGCTGGTGCTGCCGATATGCCATATACGGTTTTATTCAGCCAATCTCCCGCAGGGATGAATGCTACGGGTGAGCATGACACACGGAACTATTATGACAGTATCGCAACTAAGCAAACTTGGTCATTAAAGCCTTTCATGTTGAAGCTTTTAAGAGTGATTTGCCAAGCTACATTTGGTCGTCAGATTCCAAGCTTAGATGTAGTGTTCAATCCACTATGGCAACTTGATGCTAAGGTCCGTGCCGAGGTTGAGAAGGCTAACGCAGAACGTGACGATAAATATCTTCAAATGGGTGTCATTACAGAGCCACAGATAGCAAAACAACTTGTTATTGACGGTGTTTATTCAGTGATTGATGAAGAACATATCAAAGAGCTTGAAACAATGGTGAAGCCAGATGACGACGATAATACAGATACTGAAACCACACCTCCAGCAAGCAAAGAAACGAAAGAAAGGTCGTAAAGCTTCTAAACCTAGAGCTGTGCACGTAAATCGCCGTGTAGAGCTTTATTACACCCGGCAATTACTGTCTATTTCAAAATACTGTCAGGAACAAACAAAGGACTTAGTTATTCCCACAGTAGGCCAGAATATTGGTGATGCTTGGTTCTCGGACATGATGACGGCGTTTAGGGAAAAGCTGACAAAGTATGTTGTTGAGATTTCCCGACCATTGGCCGCTAAAGTTGTGACTGATACACAGAAGGAAGTAGACAAGCAAATTGCAGGGCACACTAAAACAATTATTGGTGTGGATCTAACGCCGTTCTATCGAGCTGCTGATATTCAAGATGAAGTAGATCTAAACATCACGGCAAATGTCAGTTTGATTAAGTCTATTCCTCAGCAATACGCCGATAAGCTTGAAGTCCTAATCACCAATGCTTTGCAGACTGGTCAAACTAATGAAGAGTTGGCTAAAGAGATTAAGGCATTAGGGCAGTCTACAGATTTTCGTGCACGTCTTATTGCTAGTGATCAAATGGGTAAGATCAATGGACAGATCAACAAAGCCAGACAGCTTTCAATGGGTGTAGAGACATACACATGGCAAACGGCCAAAGATGAGCGAGTGCGGCCAGATCATCAGCACAAGCAGGGCAAAACATTTAGATGGGATTCACCGCCAGCGGGTGGACATCCTGGTCAGCCTATTCGTTGTCGTTGCACGGCTTTGCCTAATTATGAGGATATTCTTATATAGCCTCAAGCGATTATCTTGAACGTTATTATCCACAACCTTGAATTTAAAAATGCTTTACAATCCATCAATTTATAATACAAGGAAGAAAAAATGCCTTATACATATGTTTCAGTTACAGTTTCTTATCAATCTTTAGTAGAGTTTTTACAGTATGTATTACCTCGAGAGATAGTAGGAAATCTTTTTGCTGCGTTTGGTGTTGTTAAGTTTTTTTCAATGTTTAGTGGAGCTGAAATAACATCACTCCTCGGTTCATGTGGATCAATGGCATTAGGGTTAGGAGCAATTTGTTTATTTGGCGGAATATGTGGAAAACTTTGGAATAGTTTTTGGACAAAATTATTAAATTAAAATTTTATTTACATACTTTAAGTTTTTTCAAACAATTTCTTAAATAAAAACCCACCATCTGGTGGGTTTTTTTATTGAGCGCAATTTATGAAAACTATTTACCACCTAAAAATTGGTGACTTTGCTCCAAGTGAATCCACACGCTCATTTACACCAGAAGGTTATTTGAAATGCGTAAACGTTCGCTTGGGTAAGGCACCTCAGGTACGTCAGTACTATGCATATGAGTTTCCTAATTTAGAGGGCTTTTCAGCAGACCAGACGATTAACGTTTATACATCGGCCGAAGAGCTTTTTAAGCCAGTAGCGATTCAAAGTTGGGATGGCGCAGACGCTACGGATTATCACCCACCTAAGAATGAAATTAATGCTGCTAACTGGAAGGACTACCACATTGGCTATTGTGAGAACGTCCGCCAAGAAGGCGAATATCTATTGGGCGATCTGCTCATTAAGGATAAGGACAGCATTGATTTAATTCAGAACAACGAGCGATTAGAAATGTCGCTTGGATATGGAGCCACATTAGTTCTAGAACAGGGCACTGCGCCAGATGGCACAGTGTACCAAGCAAAATTTATTAATTTTATTGGCAATCACGTAGCACTCGTTAAATACGGTCGCTGCGGTGGTGATTGCCGTATCGGTGACCAAAAGCAAGCTCCAAAGGGGAAAACAATGGAAGTAAGTGTAAACGGTATTCGTTTTGACATTGGCGATAACAAGCCCTTGGCGGATGCATTAAAGCAGCAACAAGAGCAGCTTGAAAACTTGAAGGCTGCAAAACTTAAAGTCTGTGATAAGCAATTTTCTATCGGTGATGAACTGAATGCAGTTCAGGCGATTGTAGATCAATTGCATACCGAGAAAACTACTCTTGAGCAAAAAGTTGGTGATCTGGAAAAGAACCAGATGACACCTGAAAAACTTGAACAAGCGGCAACGGAACGTGCTGCTGTGATTGCCGATGCTAAAGCATTGGTGCCAACAGTTAAAACTGAAGGCTGCACTTGTGAGCAAATCAAGCGCGATGTAATTGCAGCCAAAGCGGGTGATGCGTTAGTAACAGCTTTAATGGGTAGCGTTGCTGTAGGTGATGCAAAGCCTGAGCAGATCGATACAACTTTCCGCGCATTGTCGGCTGTAAAAGGAACTCATCCTTCAAATCCTGTAGGTGATGCACTCCACCAGCAGCAAAACATAAAAGTTGGTGATGGCAAACCAGAGGATGGGGAACCTAAACCTAACAACAAAAAAGAAGCGTGGAAACAAAGCTTCTAAGAAACTGGAGAAAAGAGAATGTCTTTAACCCCTCAAGCTATTCCGGGTATGCGTGCTCGTTTGCACATGCCCGAAGAAATCTTATCTTTACCAGTCGCGGGAAATACCGTGATAAGTGACGGTGAAGTGGTGGTTCAGTCCACTGATGGAAAAACTGTTACAGCAGTAACCGGCGCTACCAATACAAAGTTTGGTGTGGTGGTTTTACAGCACGTCGGTAAATCAGGAAAAAACTCATTAGGTAAGGAAGCATATCAAGCTAAAGACTGCGCACCGATCATGCAAATTGGTTCTATCTGGGTGAAGCCTTCAGCGCCTGTGATTGATATCAATGCGAAGGTTTATGTGCGTACTGCAAACCCTACAACTCAAGCGCCGCTTGGATCTCTTTCATCTGCAGCATTAGATTCTACTGAGCTACCTAATGCCTCATGGGAGACCATCACAGGTCCAGATGGCTTGGCGATCCTTCGATTACGTGGAGCATAATCAATGTCAAAACAATTAGAACAAATGAAAATTCGCTTATCGGCCGTTGCACATGGGGTGCAAATTGCCGTAGGTGATGCCTTTAATTTAGATAACTTTGCCAAGTTACTTTTAAAGCTTGAATCAATTGATGAAATGACGCCGCAGCTTGCTGAAGCACAAGCCTACGCGAAATATTTACCGATCGAAGGGTTAGAAGGTGCAGTTATTGGTTCTGCAAGTGTCTTACAACGTAAGAAAGGTGTAGGACGTGGCAAGCGCTTCTCAGGTCAAGGTAATGATGTGCCACTAGCAGAGGTTGTATACGATGAAGTAAAACTCACCGTACAGCCGGGTGTTATTGGTTACGAAATCAGTATCTTTGATGCGGCAGCAGCCTTAAAAGCAGGTATCCAGTTAACTACTGACAAAGTAGCTGCTGCTCGCTTGGCCTATGAAAACCATATGAGTGATGTGGCATGGTTTGGAGAGCCTGAAACGGGTTTACTGGGATTTTATAACCAGACAGGTGTAGAGGTTATTACTTCCACCATTGATTATGCAACAGCTACAGTTGAAGCCGTTCTTGCAGACATTAACAAGGCAATTAAAGGCGCTACCAATGCATCAAAGTTTGATAGCAGTGTTCAACCAGACACTTTCGTGATGCCTGAGAATAAGTTCACTATTCTCGCTAGCCGAATCGTTCCAGACTCTGCTGGTAAAACTTTCCTTGAGTACATTAAGGAAAAGAATACTTTTGCAATGCAAGGTAAAACACTAACGTTTACTTCTGAAAGTACATTGGAAGGAAAAGGTGAAGGTGGTACTGACCGCAGCATTATTTATCGTCGTGATCCAAGCTGCATTACTTTCCGTTGTAATGAACTGGAATTCTTAGCAGCTCAACCTATCAATTATGTGATGCGTACACCTGGTCACTATATGTATGAAGGTGTCTATTTAAAACGTGTCGATTCTCTCCGCTACTACGATGTTGAATAAGGAAAACTAAACATGCCAAAAATTACTTACAGCGGCTCTCAGGCCGCTTTTTCTTTTGATGGGATTCAGGTTGGTAAAAGCCAATCAGTAGAAGTAAGCACTTCAGATTTCACTCGTATTTCTAAAGGGAAAGCTTTTAGGTCACTTGTTGAAAAGGGCGAACTTGAAGTTCAGGAAATTCCTGATGATGAGCCTAAAGGTAAGACTGGTGGACGTGGAGGCAAAGGCGGCAAATCAAACGATGCAGCAGGCGACCAACAAAAGGCTGCTGATGAAGCTGCTTTGGCCGCCGTGAAAGCTGAATTAACAAATCTTGAAGTAACGTTCAGTGATGATGAAACACTTGAGCAACTACAGGCAAAGTTAGATCAAGCTAAGGAATAAGGTGGACCTATGGACATACAAACGTTTCGCCAGAAATTCTCTACTGATACATCTATAGTCAATTTGTCTGATGCAAAGATTCAGGATGCATTAGAAGAAGCAGATCTGGTCGTTTCTCAAATTGAGTTTGGGGCATTAAAGGAACGTGCTGTAGGTCTATATGCAGCACATATTCTTAAAGTTGGAACCATTAGCGGCAATGGTGCTGCTTTTGGTAACGCCTCAAGCATGACAATTGCGGGCCAAAGCGTGAGTTATTCCCGATCATCGAAAGAAGCTTTCTATGATCTCAGCATGTATGGCCAGCGTTATCTTGCGTTAAAAAATTCCATTCCAATCGATGATGAAGGCACAAACCCAAATCGTTTAGGCGTTGGTGCTTTTGTTGTATAGGAGAGACCCATGCCTTTTAAATATCAGGCACCCCAAGGTTATAAGCCAACAAAAATTGTTATTGCTGGTCAGAACCTTGATATCAAAAATGGCGTTTTAGAATCTGAGGACGACATTATACATATATTAAAGCCCTTAGGTTTTGAGCGCTTTGTCGAAGTGGTTGAGCCAAAGAAATCGGCAGCCTCTGCTAAAGAGTAATTAAGCTATGAGCGATTATCGTGTTGATAAGCAAGTCAACTTTGATGATATGAATAATCGCGTTAGGTTTGAAATAAGACGCACGATTAACGCTCTTACTTTGCGCTTACAGCGGATTGTTCAGGAAGATATGCTTAGTGGCCAGCGTTTAAAAGTTCAGTCTGGCCGCTTACGTGGTTCCGTTTCATCTAAAGTTGATGAGGATAAGGATTCGATAGAGGGAACGGTGGGAGCTGGTGGTGCTTTGGTACCTTATGCACCTGCACATGAGTTTGGCTTAAATGGCTCGATGGGTGTGAAAGCCCATCTGAGAACAATTAAGCAGGCTTTTGGCCGACCTATATCGCCAGTTCAAGTCAATATTAAGGCTCATTCAAGAAACGTCAGATTTAGGGAATTGCGATTCATGCGTGATTCATTAGATATTGTGGCCAAGATTGTGCCAAAAAATATTGATGCAGCAATTGAGCGAGGTATAGCAGGTGGATAGCGAAGCAATCTATCAAGCGTTGTTTGAGCAGTTAAGTACAAGGATAGAAGGGCTAGTTACAGTCAGTCGCCGTTTACGTCACTTTAACCATGTGACAGCAGAACAACGACCAGCCATGTTTATTACTCAAGGTAATCAACAGGAAGTGCCAGTGCATGGTTTAGATTCAAAAGTTGAATTAGCTGCTGAGATTTATCTCTATATCCATGAATCTGACAGGGCAAAGCCACCATCATCACAGATGAATATTTTTATTGATCGTGTACGTGAAGCTATTCAGCCAAACCATCCAGAATTTAGTGAATATCAAACCTTAGGTGGATTGGTAGAGCACTGCTGGATTGAAGGCACGATAGAGGTATATGAAGCAGTAGAAAACATGCTGGATGATCAGGCGATTGCAATTATCCCTATCCGGATCCTCACAACCAATTAACAAAACATTCATTTTATGACCGCCTCAATGGCGGTTTTGTCATTTTAGAGAGGTCAAAATAAATGGCTCAATATTTATTTGGTGCCGGCAAGATCTTTGCTACACCGATCCAAGATGTTTATGGGCAACCGATTAGTAATCCAACTCCCGTTGAAGTGGGGGTGTTGCAGTCGGTAGGTGTAGATATTAGTTTCGACTTAAAAGAACTCTATGGCCGAGGACAGTTCGCCGTAGATGCTGCTCGTGGTAAAGGCTCAATTAAAGGTAAAGCATCGTTCGGCCGTATTAATGGCACATTATTAAATTCCATTTTCTTTGGTGGTGTTGTTGCTGAAGGTGGAATCGAGACAGTATCTCAAACCATTAATGGTGAAACTATTCCAGCAGGTGGTTTGGTTACACCAGTAGTTCCAAATAGCGGCACCTTTGTTAAAGATTTAGGTGTAACAGATGGAAAGGCCATTCCACTTAAACGTGTGGCATCAGCACCTGTGGCAGGGCAATACAGTGTTGATGCTTCAACTGGTGCATATACTTTTGCAACGGCGGATGTTGGGAAAGTTGTTTTTATCAGCTTCCGATATTCGGCAACGGTCGCAGGTGGTAATTCAATTACCGTGTCTAATTTAGACATGGGTTATACACCTGAGTTTGCATTAGATCTGCAACGTGACTACAAGGGCAAATTCATGCACATGAATTTCTACCGCTGTACAAGTAACAAGCTTGGATTCAGTTCAAAACAAGACGATTACGATATTCCTGAATTTGAATTCCAGCCGATGGCTGATGATCTCAACCGTGTTTTCAAAATCGATTTATCGGAGTAATACCAAATGCAATTTAAGCAAGTTGAAAACCCACGAGGTAATAGTAAAGAAATTGCTGGCCAGACTTGGATTTTTGCTCCAGCGCCGTTGGGTACACTTGAGCGTTTCCAAGAACAGTTAAACTCAAATGATGTCCCTGTGTCTGTAATTGTAGACATGGCCCATATTTGTTTAAAGCGGAATTATCCAGATATTACCCGTAAATATGTTTCTGATGAGCTCTTAGATATGGCTAACATGGAGGAGGTGTTATCACTCGTAACTAAAACATCTGGCTTGGAATATACAGGTACAGGTAAACCAGCAGGTGAATCTTCGGGGGAATAAATTGGGAGGAGCTGTACACGCATTTAGTGCTGACTATGGGTAAAGATTACGACTATGTACGTAATGAAATGGATCTGCCTAGATTAAGAGCATTAAGTGTGTATCAGCAAAGTAACCCTCCCGCACATATTGGGATACAACGGCTTTGCCGTATTTTGGAAGCTTTTATGGGAATTGATGAAAGTCAGCCAGTTAATACTGAATCAGAAGACGATGACGATTTAATTGAGGTCTTAAGCAATTTCCCGCAGGGTGGTTAAGACTGCCCTTATAATTTTAATGTGACATTAAGTAACCAGTTTGTTAAATTAAGTTTACTTTATAACAAATGGTGAAAAAATGAAGCAGTTTACAATAATGATTTTATTAGTTTTAGGTTTTATTAGCATTGCTGAAGCAGGTAGAGGGCGCCAACCTTGTTCGGGCAGTAAGGGGGGAATTAGCCACTGTGATGGTAGCAAGTTTGTATGTAAAGATGGTTCTATAAGTGGTTCTAAGAAAATCTGTACTAGGTAGGATTTTGATATGGGTTTCAATTTTAGAAAGAGCTTCAAAATTGCACCCGGGGTACGTCTCAACGTAGGAAAGAAAGGTATCTCTAGTGTTTCAATTGGTGGGAAAGGGGCACGTGTTAGTGTAGGAAAAAAGGGTACTCGTACTACGGTAGGTATACCTGGAACAGGTTTATCATATAGTAGTTTCAGTTCTAATAAGAAAAAGAAACTACCTCCATTAGATACCTACCAACCACAACCATTTGTTGGTACTTCATTAACTCAACGGAATAGAAATATATCGATATTATTGGGTTTGGGAATTCTCTTAATGCCCTATATTTTTGCTTGGTTTACATTGAGGACTGGTTATTCCAGTACAGCTCGATGGATAAGTTTTATTTGGATGATTTTAGTACTAATAATTGTAAATTCTAAATAAAGCACCCTAAGGTGCTTTTTTAATTTTATCTTCAGGTACTTTATTTACAACCTTAACTGTCTTCATTTCATAGCTCTGTACATTTTTATATTTATCGGTAATAAGACAATAACCTTTAAAACAAACTCCGGTATTTCGGAATCCTTCGTCCATAAACGAACTGTTTAAGGAGACTTTGGCCATCTTGTTGAAGTTCTTAAAATCTTCTGCTGCTTGTTGTTGGCCAATAGTGCCATTTGCAGCAGCAGCTTTAAAAATTAAATAAACGCCGACTACAAGAAAAAGTAAAAGAAAATAATGCAAGAAGACAGCAAAAACAAAACTATGAGGAGGAGGGTTATTTGATGTAAATGAGCTACTTCGGACATCTGGTTCAGTCAACTTATGCTTTTGTTGAAATCTTCGAACCTTAATAGTTGCTAAACGCAAAAATCTAGTAGTTTTCGAGGGAATCTTCTCTAAAAGCTTAAAAAGTTTGTTTGATTTACTTTTTAAGCTGACTACAAAATAGAATGGCCCTAGGATTTTAAAAAATTGGGTAAAAATATAAAAAAAGAATCTTTCTATGCTTTTAGAAATTTGACTAAAAATATAATAAAAGAACATTAATATACTTAATGTTATAGCAAAAAAAGCTCCTGAGGCATATCGCCATTGTTCTTTGTTAACACTATTAATAAAAGAAATTATTATAAGAATTGATAGTAAATTCAGAACTTGACTGACATTCTGTGATAAACCTTCAATAATTATTATGGATAAAGGTAAATCAAAGACACTAATTTTATAATTATAAAATTCTGTGTATCCAACATAATACCAATAACCACTCCAATAGAGGAAGGTTGTAAATACTGTAGTTAAAACAGGCCAAGCAAATATAACGTTTGTATTCATATGGTTGAATTTAATATTGTTATGGAACGTGTGAATATATTTTATATTATTTTTAACTATATATTAGTAATGATTAAAGTTTTATAGAAACCAAATGAAGATAAAAATACCAGAGTTAAAGCTATAAATACTTTTAATTTAAATATTTAAAAAACCACCGACTGCGGTGGTTTTTTTATGCTTGAGGAAAACTGAAATGGCGAATAACCGCGTAGAGGTTCATATAGGTGCTAAGACGTCTGAGCTTAAAAAAGGTATGGATGAGGCAGAAAAGATTGTCACTGAATCTGCCAAGCAAATTGAAAATACTACGAAAGGTGTGAACTTTAAGTTTAATCTTTCTGGAATCAAACGCCAATTTGATGATGTTTCAAAATCAATGGCAGAGGGATTTAATAAACAAATCGGGGATGCCTTAGGCGGGACACGTTTAGGTTCTGCTTTTGACAGTATTACTTCGAAATTAGGAGCTCTGCGTGGTGGTGCATTAGTTGCGACTGGAGCAGTTGCTGGTTTAGCAGTAGGCGGTACAGCATTGGCTGTTGCAGGTCTGGCAACACTAGCAATTGAAGTAGCTAATAACAATGTTGAACTCGCTAAATTCTCAGCCTTAGCAAATACCTCAATACAGTCATTTCAGGGATTATCTGGAGCGGCACAAACTTTAGGTTTTTCCCAAGAAAAACTCTCAGACATGATGAAAGACTTCAATGAAAAGATTGGTGAGTTTGCATCAGTTGGTTCAGGCGGGGCTAAAGACTTTTTTGAGCAAATCGCCGTTAAAACAGAATCCGGTGCCGAAGGTGCTAAAAAGCTCGCTGAAGAAATGTCCAAGATGGATGGTGTAGAAGCCTTACAAACTTATGTCGATAAGCTGGAAGAAGCCGGTGTCAATCAGCAACAAATGTCTTTCTATCTTGAAAGTATGGGCTCTGATCTCACAGGTTTAATTCCAATCTTGCAAGATGGCGGTAAGCTTTGGAAAGAATACCAGTCTGCTATGGAAGAAGCAGGGATTATTACTGGTGAAGAGGCCATTCAAAAATCTATTGAATTAAAGGCTCAGACTGAAGTACTTCAAATGCAGTACACCGGCTTAAAAAATCAATTGGCTCAAGCAGTTATGCCAGCTTTAAGTGGTGTAATTAGTCATTTTATGAATGGCACCACAAAAGGTGGAGCATTTACCGGAGTTATTCAGACATTAGGCTCAGTTGCTAAGGGTGTTGCAGTTGTTATCGTAGGGCTTGGAGCTGGATTACAAAATCTTGTGCGTTTAATGTCTGGCGTGATGAGTAATCTAAGGACTATTGGAAGCACAGCCGTAAATTTTGTTAATGCGGATGGGATCTTGGCCAAAGGTAAGGCTCTAGCAGGTGGTGTAAAAGCTATCTGGACTGAAACCAAAGATACTGTGGTTGATATTGCTGGTACCACCAAAGCTGCAATTAATTCAGCATCTAATATTTTTAGTGGAACACCCTCATTTGATCGTTTATCTCAAGCTAAAATTGATATCCAGAATGCTCAACTTGGTAGCAGAGGTGGCAGTAAAGGGGTTACTTCAGGTATCGGACAAAATAAGGCACTCAATCCAGATGGAGGTAAGTCGGATAAGGCAAAGCAGGGCAAATCCGATGCTGTGCGTCAAGCTGAACAAGCAGCTAAAGCACTTGCTGATATTCGGTATAAATATGCATCTGAAGAAAAGAAAGTTGCTTTAGATCTTCAAAAAGCTCTAGATGAAATTGAAAAATCTAAAATGTCTGAAGCTGAAAAAGCCGCTGCAAAAGTCAAAGCCGAAAAGGATGCCTCAGACAAGATCATTGCTATCCGTTTAAAAGAGTTTGAGGAATACAAAAAAGCTCGTGAAGAACAGATAGACGATTATCAAAAACAAGCCCAGCGATTATATGAAATTGAGGCAGCTCGAATTCAGGCAGAGTTTGATGCTAAGAAAATTTCTAACGTTCGCAAAGTTCAATTAGAAAAGCAGCTCGAAGATCAATTACGTGAAATTAAACGGCAAGGTCTTTTAGAGCGTTTGGCACTTGAAAACGAGCAAACTGGTATTACAGGAAAACAGGGTAATCAAAACCAAATCACAAATAACATTTCTGATTTGGAGACTGATCAGAAAGTTGCTGACACTAAGTCTATGGGCTTAATCAGTGATGCTGAAATGAAAGACTTTGAAGATAAGTTCGGAGGATTTACTTCACGACTTTCTAACCTTTGGGATCAGGGCATTCAGTCACTTATGAATGGTACTTTGACCTGGAGTAATGCAACCAAGGCTGTACTTGCTGATATGGGCCAATTCGCACTGCAATCTGCTACTAAAGAGCTACAAGGTTGGCTCAGAATCCAAGCCATTAAGCTAGCGCGAAAGCTTGGGTTTGTCGGGGCAGAAACAGCGGCCGAGGCTTCTGGTCAAGCTGCACAAACAGGCGCAACGATTGCAGGTGAAGCAACACGTACCAGTGTTACCGCTGCTGGTGGTTTAGCTCGATTGGGCTTAAAGGCTGCTGAAGCGATTAAGGGCATCATGATGTCGGCTTGGGAAGCAATGGCGGGTGCTTTTAAAGCAATGGTTGCTATTCCATACATTGGTCCAATTCTCGCCGTCGGTGCGGGTGCTGCTGCATTTGGATTAGTTGCTGGTTTAGCGGGCAAGATCAAATCTGCTCGAGGCGGTTACGACATTCCATCCGGTGTGAACCCTGTTACTCAGCTACATGAAGATGAAATGGTTTTACCTTCACAACATGCAAATACCATTCGTGAAATGGGTAAAGCTATACGTAGTGGTGCAAGTTTTGGAGCAGCCGCAGCAGCTGAAGGTGGTGGAACTGGAGCGACTATTAATATTAGTGCAATTGATGCGAAGAGTATTCAACGTCTTTTAAAAAATAATGGAAGAGCGGTCGCTAATGGTTTGAATAGTTACGCTCGTGGATTCGGTAAGAATGGTAAATAAGGGGTTATAAGTGTCTAACGAATTATTTCCTGAGTTAGCTGGCCTTGAGTGGGATCTTTCAAAGACCCCTATGTTTAATACCAAGATCATGACTTCAATTAGTGGCCGTGAACTCAGGGCTAGTTTTCAAGCTATGCCAAAATATGAAATTTCGATGTCATATTCTTTTTTACGAGAATCGAAAGGACGGTCTGAGTTGCAGCAATTAGAAGGTTTTTTTATTGATCGCAGAGGTGCATTTGATTCTTTTCTATACAAGATGCCCGATGATAATCAGTTTAGTTGCACTATTGTTGGTAATGGCTCAAGTGAATATCAAGTATTTAAAGAGGTGGGCCAGTCGAAGTTATATCTTGGAAATACAGAACCAGACTTCTCTGAGGATGTAGATCCCCCAATGTGGAATGAAGAACCAGCATCTGAAATGTGGACCAATGATCAGGAAAATATGTGGTTTACGGGTTTTGGTTTATTGTCGAACGGGACCATTAAGTTCCCACAAGCCTTAGCGGAGGGTCAACGTATTCAAGTTTCAGGAACTTTTTACTATCGATGTCGTTTTAAAGACGATGAGCAAGAATATGTAAATTTCATGCATAAACTTTGGAAAGCACAAAAAGTCGAGCTTATCGGATCGCTAGGGAACAAGATATGAGACAAGCATCACCTAAATTGATAGCTCTGCTTGATGCTGATCAATTCATCATGGCTGATTTATATACGATTACCACCATCCAAGGGATTGAGTATCTGTATACAAGTTATGACTTTAATTTAACAGTTAATGGCAAAACGTTTCGTTCTGATGGGCCGATCATTAGCCGAGAAGGGATTAGTCTTTCTTTAGGAATTGAAGTAGATAATCTATCTATCACGATAGAGACAAATGAAAGTACCAAGTTCGGTGATGTGCCGATTGCGCAAGCATTTCATAATGGGGTTTTGGATGGTGCTCGGTTCAAACTTGAGCGTATATTTATGGATATAAATACACCAACTGATACCAGTGCAGGTACTATCGTTTTATTTGACGGTCGAATTGTTGAGCCGGAGTTAAACCGCTACGAGATTAATTCAAGTGTTGTCTCTGATGTAGATGGCTTAAAACTTCAAATGCCTCGCAATCTGTACACACCAGGTTGTTTAAATACATTGTTTGATAATGCATGTGGACTATTAAGTTCTGAATTTGCTGTAAATACGATTATTGGAGCAAATAGTGCACCTAACAGAATCCAGTGTAACTTAAGTCAGCCGCAGGGGTGGTTTACTCAAGGTGTAGTAGAGTTTTTAGAGGGTGATAATGTTGGTATTAAGCGCACAGTGCGATTGCATGAAGCCGGTGCTTTATTACTAACATTACCGCTACTTGATATGCCTGAAGTTGGTGAAGCTATTCGTGTTTATCCTGGATGTGATAAGCGATTAGAAACATGTATTAATCGATTTAATAACCGCCCAAGATTCCGTGGCGCTCCTTTCGTACCAATTCCTGAAACATCTGTTTAAATGTCAATTAATTAATGCCTAGCTAACGCTAGGCTTTTTTATGGGGTGAAAAATGCCTTTACCAAATATTTTAGAGTTCATTGGCTCTAACGTAACTCAAGCAGGTTTTAAATCTGCTCAAGATAAACTACTTCAATATTTGAATTTAGAAGTTCCGACCAAAAATGACTTAGAAGTTAAAGCAGATAAAGATTATGTAGATTCTGCATTATCTTCATTTACAAATGGAGCATCTAGATACTACCCGACTCTAGCCGAGGCGAATGCAGATATTGCTAACTTAATGCCAAAATTAGTTAGTGATACTGTAAGAGATAAAGTTGAGGTGGGCGAGTCTGTAAATGGTGGTACTTATTATAAGGCTGCATACAACTCAACAAGTTTAACTAAAAGTCCTTATGATCCTTTAACACAAGCAAAAGCAGACGCAACAGCAAAAGCAAATGCTGCTGAACAGAATGCGATTACATTCGCAGCAGATAGAACAAAAAATCTTTCTTCAACAATTGAAAAAGCTCTTTTTGTGAAAACTGATGTAAATGATCAAGTGGTCGAGTTTACAGACGAAAATGGTGGGTTACACTTAACAAATCTACCGAAAACAGTACAAGATAGCATTTTAGATCTGGATGGTGCTAAGTCAGTTACAACAGTAAACAGAACAGCAGTTACCCATATTTTTTCTGACAACAATGAAAATGTAATTGCGTATTTAAAGTCAGACGGAAACCTTGTTTTGATTGGGCTCGATGGTTCTGTTCAATCTGAATTTGCAAAACTCAATTTGTCTGATGAGCAAATTAGAGAAAAAACAAAGAGTCTTGATGCTTCTAATAATCTAAGTGATATCACACATATATTTTCAGATAGTGCCGAAAATGTTGTGGCATATATCAAAAATGATGGCAGTTTGTTTCTCGTTGGCTTGACTGGTTCATTGCAATCAAATCTTACGCTATTAGCCAGCAGAGCAACAGCACTTGAACAAAATCTGCAAAAACTTCGTGATGAAGTTGCAGTAGATGAAATCTTGATTCAAAAAGATTTAGTTCCTCAGAATTACTCAATTGATGCTGTACAAGCTCTATCAATTAAGTGTGATTATCCTTCAAACATCCAAGGTTTTTTCCCGGATTCACCTTATAGACTTGCAGACTCTCCAACGCATCCATGCGTCGTTGAACTTGCAAAGCCTTTAAGGGGTTTTAAATATTTAATGGTGCAAACGCCATACTACGAAAATAATCCACTTGAAGAAAATCCGTGTATTTACGGCTCAAACGACATGTCGACTTGGACAATGTTTAAAGACATGCCCCAGCCACTTGATGAGCCGCCTACGTGGGATGAAGCATTAGAAGGAAAAAAGGGTTATTTATCAGATCCGTGGTGGACATACGACCACATCAACAAAGAGCTTTATTGCTGCTATCGTAAAGCCTACACCGTTGGGCCTAACACATACAACCCGACCGACATCATGCAGCTGCTCTATCGAAAAACATCGAATGGGATTCATTGGAGTAAGCCGCAAAAGCTGTTTGGCGATGTAGAAAACGGTGTTGATCCTATTATTTCACCAGCAATCATTTATGACTTTAAAAACAAAGTTTGGTGCATGTTCTACTTCAAGTCTGTACGTAGTTTTGCAATGCGTACAAATCCTGATTTTAGAAATCCAAATGGTTGGTCTGCTCCGATTGATTTGGGTTATGAGGCATGGATAGCTGCAAATAATCCACCTCAACTTGGTTGGCATTTAGACGTGCGGTATATCGGTGATCGACTGTTTGCAATGATCAATGACTCAACAAACGCAAAGCTGTATCTAGCGTACGCAGATAAAGATGATTTTACGAAATGGACATTTACAAGCAGCTCTGTGTTAAACACACCTCCGCCTCGTAACTCCTGCTACAAAGGCTCAATGATTGCCGTGCCAGTTGATTCAACACAAATGAAATTGCATGTAGTGTGGACAGACGCAGGCGGTTATAGACGGCTGTACAACGCAAAAACTTTCCCTATTTCCATTGTTTAAGGATTAAAAAATGACTACAGTTTTAAAATCAAATGTTGCAGCTACAGCTAACCTCGGCGATTTAAGCGGTTTGAAAGACAGTGGCTATTACTTATCTGCTGATTTCACACGTCAGAAATATAAGCTGGCTGGTGCTGAAGTAGCTTTCAGTGACTTATTTACATATACACGCGCAAACGTAGCGAATGCTTATGTGAATGGAGAAATTAAAGAAGTCGCAGCAAATACCCCGATTTTTGATGATTGGATTGGTGATCAAAAGGGCCTTTGGTCTGCACCTGCATTAAGCAATTTGCTTGGCACCGGTCTTAAAAATACGAATCAGATTTTAACACATACACTTGCAGCAAGAATTGGCGCGACTTTTATCTTGCAGATGTGGGGTACTGGTTCAGTTACTGTGTCTGGTGATGTTGAGATTGTTGATACATATACACTTAACGCGACACAGCAAAAATATATTTTATATAAGACAAAAGTGAATGCTTCAAACCCAGCTCAGTCTGTTGTGAACTTCACTGTAGCAGGCGACGTTAAACATTATCAGACATATACAAATACCGTTGCTGTTCCATCTCATCCGCTTTTGTCTGCCGTCTCTGCACCAACGTTGTTTTTAAAATCATCTTTGCTCGCAGGTCTAACTGATTTTGCTCTCATTTTTCGAATCAGAGCAATGCAATCGAAGAACTTTTCAGAGCAATTAATTCGACTGTTTGAAATTAATACGAACTTAAATGCTGTTTCTGCAATTATTAACACAACTGCACGTTTTTCAACGCGACTTTCCGACGGTACGACTCAGCAATGGGCTACTGAATTTGCAGCGACAAATACAGCAGATGCAGTATTAACTGTGAAGTATTCAGCAAATACAATTAAATTGTTTAATGACGGAATTTTATTAGCAACATTCACAGGTAATGCTTCATCTGTTTTGTCTGCTATTCAATTTTTATACACAACAAATTTCAACACGATCGGTAGTGTCTTTTGCGGTCTACTTAAAAACGTTGCAATCTACACAAAAACAATGACTGATGACGAGCTTAAAAAGTTAAGCCAATCTTTCAAATGGTAATTATGAAAAACTTTGAAGCAGTTCAGGAGGCTTTAACTTGGCTTGGTACTCCTTATCACCACCAAGGCCGCGTTAAAGGTGTTGGGGTGGATTGTGGAACTTTGATTTGTGAAGTCTACGAGAAAGTTGGCCTTATGGATCATTTAGATCCACGGCCATACCCGCCAGACTGGCACTTGCACCAGATGGGGCAACGTTATCTAGAGCTCATTTTAGGTGTATGTGATCCAGTAGAAGGGCCACCGCAACCGGGTGATATCGTTTTATATCAATTTGGCAAGTGTATCAGCCATGGTGCAATTGTTATGGAATGGCCACAGGTCATTCATAGTTATCTCCATCAGGGAGTGATTATTCAAGATGGAACAAAAGGAAGTTTAGCCCGGCGAATAGCCGGGTTTTTTCGTATGAAGAGGCTGAAATAATGGGTGGATTATTTGGCGGTACCACAATTAGTACAACTGATACACGCATTAACTCAATGCGGATCCAGCAGTCAGCGTACGGTCTTTGCCAACCTCTTGTGTATGGTAAAACCCGGGTAGCGGCAAACATGTTCTGGTACGGTGATTTTTTAGCAACACCCCATACCACGGTAACTAAATCTGGTGGTAAAGGGGGAAGTACTAAAACCAGTAACACGACATTTAGTTATAGTGCTTCGCTCATGCTTGGATTGTGTGAGAATCAAATTAAGAAGATTGGCCTGATTTGGGTTGATAAAGATCAGTACATTCCAAAGCAAGAGGGATCTTTTACATTAGATCCAATCGATCAGCTAAAGTTTGAATTATATGATGGAAATAGTAACCCCCCGTGGGGATGGTTAGTTTCAAAACATCCCGATCAGGCAATTAACTATCCTTATCTCGGATATGTGGCATGTGCCAATTATGAGATGGGAAATAGTGCTAGCCTTGCAAATCATAACTTTGAAGTGATTAGCACAATTACGTTGTCAGATACCATTGATGATGCTAATCCGGCTGATGTGATTGAAGACTTTATTACGCATCCTCGACACGGTGCTGCACCTAATTTAAATATGGCCGATTTAGAAGAGTTTCGTACATATTGCCGTGCAGCTAATCTTTTAATTAGCCCAGCCTTTACTGAACAAAGGCCTGCTTATGAAACAATTAATGAGATTGTCGAGGCTGTAAATTGTGCGGTGGTACCAAGCCCAGACGGTTTAAAAATTAGATCCTTTGGCGATTCTGCTATTACTGGAAACGGCGTTACTTTTACGCCAGATCTAACACCGGTTTATCACTTAACAGATGATGATTTTATCGGTGATGATGAGCCGGTACGGGTGCGCCGTAGTCGCGATACTGATGCATATAATCATGTGCAAATTGAATATATCAACCGGTTCAATCAGTACAACACTGAAACAACAGAAGCAAAAGATCAGGCAAATATTGAGATGTTCGGTTTAAGGACTGAGGATCCTGTAGAAAACCATTTCTTTTGCGAACCAAAAATAGCCCGCCATGCTGCACAGCTTCGATTACAGCGTTTGCTATATGTGCGTAATGAATATGAGTTCGATTTGGGTTGGAAGTACTGCCGGCTTGAGCCGATGGATATTGTCACCTTAACTGAATCAGGTTTAGGGCTAGATAGATTCCCGGTGCGGATTACACGTGTTGAAGAAGATGAAAGCGGGATGTTAACGATTACAGCCGAAGAGTTAGCTGTAGGTTCCAGATCTGCAATTGAATACGATTCTCAAGCTTCAAATGGCTATCAAGGCGGCAATGAAGAACCGGGTAACGTGAATGCACCTGTTATTTTTGAGCCGCCTTTAGATCTTACAGATGGTAATAATCAAGTATGGGTGGCTGTATCTGGTGGTATCAATTGGGGCGGCTGTAATGTATGGGCCAGTCTTGATAATACGACTTATGAAATGATCGGTACGATTTACGGATCTGCACGTTATGGCCAACTTGTAACAGCCATAGATGCGGATGACTCAGCTCTACAAGTTGAACTTAACACGGTGAGCCAAATCTTTAGCGGCACCTTAGAAGATGCTCAAGCCGATCAAACACTTTGTAAAGTTGGTGATGAGTACTTTAACTACCAAGTGGCCACACTTAATGGATCTGGTTTATATACGCTAAGTGATGTTTTGCGAGGTCGTTTTGATGATGCTCAGGTTCATAATGCTGGTGAGCCTTTTGTGCGCTTAGATAAGGCTATCTTTGAATATAGCTTTAATCAAAATATTGTAGGCAAACAAATATTCTTGAAGTTCACAAGTTTTAATGGATTGGAACGCAAAGAACAAACCTTGGATGAGGTAACAGCTTATAGCTATACCTTAAATGGTGGACGTCCTGCGGGTATTAAAGGCTTATCACTCCAGTCGCCTTTTGTGGGTACAACATTTAAGTTTCAATGGCAAAGTTCTAACGGTGCAACGGGATACCGTATTCAAATCTGGTCTAATGGTGCAAAGATTCGTGAAGTTGATACCACAAACACGGATTATAGTTATTCAATTGAAGAGGCTAAGACTGATGGAATAGGCCGTGCTTATACAATTCGTGTAGCCAGTAAGAACGGCGACCAGATCAGTACCTATGCTGAATTAAGTATTAGTAATCCTGTACCGCCTTTACTTCTCAATGTTTATACCTCAGCAACTACAAATGCAATCACGGTTTCATGGATTCCAAGCGATGTTCCAGATTTAAAAGATTATGCAGTTTGGCTCAGCAGTACGGCTAATTTTGATCCTACACAAACGCCGCCAATTTGGACCGGCACAACACTAACAACTACGATTGGAGGTTTACAACCAACAACCCCTTATTACATTCGTGTTGCTGCACGTGATGTATGGGAAAATACAGTCTGGAATTATACAAATCAGATTACTCAAAGTACTTCTGAAGGATAATTTAAATTAATTCATAGTACCCATTTCGGGTGCTTTTTTTTGCCTACTTCTGGAGTAAAAGGCATGGAACCAGTTTCCACTAGCGGAATTACTGCTATTTTAAAGTTTTATGGTGCAGCAATTATGGTGACTTTAGCAGTTGCTTTGGTTGCAGCAGTTGTATTGATGACACGTATGCCACGCTCACCTCAAGAGTGGGCCGTAGGTTTGATTTGTACAGTTGTATCAAGTTTGGCTGGCGGTTCATTCATTATTGTGAAGTGGGGACTTCATGAGTGGATTACAGATATTTGGGGGATGATCGCTCTTGGTGGCTTCTTCTTTATTTGTGGAATTCCCGGATGGGCTCTAGTCCGATGGATCTTTAACTTTATTGATAAGCAAGAGGGTAAGACGATTGTTGAAGTAATCAAAGAAGTTAAGAAAGCCAAACGAGATATCGAAAACAGTTAATGCCGCCTTCGGGCGGTTTTTTTACATCTAAGGAAACTGAAATGAATTTTAGCAATCTACAAAGAACACTTGGTGTTGCAGTTGATGGAAAGATAGGGCGTGGCACTCTTACGGCATTATTTAAGAAACTAGGAGCAAATCAAAACCGAGCTGAAGAACTTGCTTTAGCCGCAAATGTGCATTTAAAAGAATATGCAATTTTGTATAACGAGTTAAGGTTTGCTCATTTCATAGCTCAGCTTACACATGAGTCAGGTAACTTTCGATACATGGAAGAAATAGCATCTGGTGCAGCATACGAGGGGCGAAAAGATCTAGGCAATATTATGGCTGGTGATGGCGTTCGCTTTAAGGGGCGTGGACCAATCCAATTGACCGGACGTGCTAATTATCAAAAATATGGCCGAGCATTAGGTGTTGATTTTGAGGCCCATCCTGAACTTGTCGCTATTCCAAGCATTGGTTTACTTGTTGCCAGTAAATTTTGGATAAACAATGGCCTAAATGAGCTTGCTGATCGTGATGACATTTTGACAATCACGCGCCGTATCAATGGCGGTACAAATGGCTTGGATGATCGGAAAGCCAATCTAGCTAAAATTAAAAGTTGGATGTCATGAAAGGTTTAATATTGCTGTGCATTCTGTGATCAGAGTGTACAGCTAATCCAAATGCTACTTTTGCAAGTTATAAATTAATTAGATACTAATTATCTTTATATAATTTGTGTTTCTGGTTTTTTTTTATAGAATTAAAACATTTTTTAAAAAGACAAAAATTAATGAGAAATTTATCAATAGACTATCTGAAGTTGTTTTTAGCATTTTTGGTAGTTCTACTACATTTAAACTTTTTGAGTAAAAATTCGCCTGAGTTGAGTTATGTACTTGTAAATGGTCTATTTCGGTTGGCCGTTCCACTTTTCCTTGTGATCACTGGCTATTATTTCTACAATATAGATAATAAAGAAAAATTTAAGAATTGGTTGTTTAGAATTGGAATAATGTATGTCATATGGATGTTAATTTATTCTCCATTTTGGTTTAAGTTCAATAACCTGATAAATTCCTTTGTAGTGATATTTTTTGGATATTTTGTTCTTTGGTATTTAATTGGTGTGTTATTTAGTGGCGCTATTTTATACTTTTTAAGAAATATAAGATCGAATACTTTACTATTTCTAGCTTTAACTCTATACATTGTTGGCTATTGTCTTCAGCAATTAGGTAATTTGCATGTATTTACAGGAGTAATAGATAAAATATTGAACTGGCATCCCATCTCAAGAAACTTTATTTTTGACTGCTTTACATTTTTAACATTAGGTTTTTTAATTAAAAAATTGAATTTTGATTTAAAATATAAACCATCATTAATTATAGTTTTAATTTCAATTCTGATGGTGATTCTTGAAAGTAGATTGAATTATATTTATATAAGTAAAAGTGAACCATTAGATCATATTATTTCCATGCTTTTAACTGCTCCGATAATTTTTCTTTATGTAAAAAATCTTAAAATTATGGGCGAAAATAAAAATTTAGCTTTATTTTCAACGGCAATTTTTTTGATTCACCCTTTATTTATACTACTTTATTCATTTATCCATGATCATGGTTTACTATGGATAGGGTTGCCTATAGAAGTATTTGTTATAGCTCTATCAGTAGTATCTGGATTTATACTTGTAATATTGAATAAAAAGTTAAAATACATTCTATAATGATTTGGTTTTATTAGCTTAAGATAATAATTAATTGATAGCACCCAATCGGGTGCTTTTTTATTGCCGAAATTAGAGGGAAGGCATGGACTTTATGAGTCAAGTTTTGATCGATATTAAATCTCACGCGCACATACATTTTACTGGTTTTCTAGGAGCTGCTTTCGGCTTCTTGTTGAGTAAAGAGCCTCTTCGGGATAAGTGGGTGGGTTTTATTGCAGGTTGTATTTTATGTGTTGTGTTCTCGGCGTGAGGCTGAACGTGCACTCTTTTTAAAGAAGTAACTTATATGTGTAAGCGTACAAAAGTTGCATCGATCATCACATTGCTGTGCCTCCTTTTTTCAGGATGTACAGCTCATACGATCAATAGCAATGTGAATGTGGGTATTAGAGTGAAAGCCCTCTAAGGAGGGCTTTATATTTTTAATTAAATTAGGAGCATAGCATTTTTCTATAGGCATCAATTGTAGTGTTGGGGTTGATATTATTTTCTGGAGCATAAACAACTAACTGTTGCATATTTTTAGGAGCTACTTGCCCATTATTTAAGTAAATTAGCCTAGCGGTTGTTTGGAATACATAATTACCTTTAGGTTGATATGGTGAGCATTTAAATAGTAGTTTTTCAACGGCATAACCTTTTGAGGGTTTAATTGAAACTGTTTTAACTACTATACTTTTAAACACGATATTCGGATAAATTTCATTTTTTACAATTTGAATGGAGCTTGGTGAATAAAATGAATTGACTCCATATCGAGAATCAAAATGTTTAAAGTCCGTAAACTGATAAAAAAATCTTCTAGCATCGTGTATTCCAACTTCTACCATATCTGCGTAAGAAATTTGAGCTAGAAAAGTTAAAATGATACTTAAATTAATCCTAATAAAAATTTTATAGCTCATAATAAGAATTCTAAAAAAATTATATATTAGTATTATTAAACATACTTTTCAATATGTTAGGTTTATTCCAGTTTATTTAAATATTTAATAAATTGCTTGACGATTGTTAGTTCATCCCAGCGAAACGGATTTTTACTCAATTTATCCTGCGACATTGACCAACTACGACTAGGCACAAAATATGGTCCGACCCCTAATTTTTTTGCAATTTTCAT